TCCTTTTTGGTATGAAGTTGAAGAACAGGATGTCCCGCTTTCTTTGTTGGAGGGCTCTTTTGATGTTTGGGATAATGAAGACTGGCTGGTTTCTTATATAAATGATGGACGCCATCCATATATAGTTGTAAAAGAATATCGAGAAAGAACCGGAATAGGCTTACATGCATGTATTTCAATGCTTGCGGGAGAAGGTGCCGGTTCTGGGAACTATTTAGAAGATTTTAGAGATGGAGTTTATGAGCTCGGTTGTCCAGAACATGCTAATTTGGTGGCAGATATAATTTTGCATTGTAAAAAATGCGGAATTAATTTTGCAACAATTACAGGATTTGTAAAAGGGGTTTCAAAAATTGCCAGAGTTGATGAGTTTGATTCTGTTAGATTTAAGAAAAAAATAACATCTTATTCACATCTTATTAAAAAGCAGGCTGGCCTAAACGAATATGTTGATATGTTTGAAATGGTTTATAACCATTGTAGCAGAGTAAAGATTCCAATTGGATTTCTTGCTAATGAAATGGCGCGAAAATTAAAAACGAGAACCTATGGAAAAATGCCTAAAAATAAATGAAAAATATCCCCACAAAGATTGAATGTCTGAAAGGTTCGAAGGAAATTTGCAATTATGTGAAGGAAGACCCCCGTCAGATCGCCAATTTGATCGAATTTGAAGGTTTGCCCGCATGGAAACGCAATGGAGAGCGTACCTGGCGGGCACTCAATATTGACCTGTGGAACTGGATGCAGTTTCAGCGAAACAAATATCTGAAAAACACACCCAAATATATCAAGGAAAATGATCTCTAAAAAATGTTGTCAATATCTTTTTAGGGTACATTTACATCTTTTTAGCATACAATAAGCTCGGATAAGCGTTTTTTTAAAAACCCCATGATATAGTCGTTGTCGAACAAGCAACCACTATGCATAGGGGTTTTTTTATGGCAATAAAAACCACTTTGGAGCAATTGGAAGAAGTCCAGGCCGCAATTTCTGAGGTTATGACCAGTCAATCCTTGACTCAGCAGGGCGGCACCGTGGTCCGTGCCCAGCTTGCGGCGCTTGAGGCCCGGGAGGAAAAACTGCTGGCACGATTACGCATCGAACAGGGCACGGGCGGCCCGGCCGTGAACATCGGCACCATGAGGCGGGAATAATGCAGGCCGCCACCCATACCCACAAAACCCACCTGTTTTCCACGGCCGTGAATGCGATCGCGGCATCCCTGGGGCGGCCGCTTTTGTACGGTCCGGACGACAAGCCCCTCCGACCCTCCAGCGCATACACCTATAAACGGGACGCGGCCAAACGCACCGGGAGTATGAAAAACTGGATCCCCAGACGGCTGGCCGGCCGCCAGGCCGCCGCCTTGCAGCGCGAACAGATCGTGGAGCGATCCGTGGATCTGACCAATAACGACCCGCACGCCTCGGGAATCGTGGACACCTTCGCGGCCACGGTCATGGGATCCGGCCTGGTACCCCACCCGGCCCTGGATCCGGACGTGCTGGACATGGATAAGCAGGCGGTCCGGGAGCTGCAGAAAAAACAGAGCGTGGTTTATCAAAACTGGTTTCCCTGGGCGGATGCGGGCGCGCGCATGACTTTCGGCGGTATTCAATACCTGGTCATGCGAAACCTCATGCAGTTCGGAGAATACCTGGTATTGCTGCATATGATCAAGGATCCGGTGAGGCCCTATTCCCTGGCCTGCCGGGTGATCAATCCCATGCGGCTTAAAACCCCGGTGGATAAAATCAACGATCCGAACATTATCGACGGTGTTGAGATCGGCAAATTCGGTGCGCCTTTGGCTTATTGGATCAAAAAATCCGGATCCGGCATTCTGGATTCTGCCCTGCCCGACATATCTAAAAACTTTTTACGGATCGCCCCGCGTGCCGGACATCGATGGAAAGTCCTGCACGGATATATATGCCAGGACCCCGAGCAGGTGCGCGGCATGCCGTTTTTCGCGCCGGCCATGAAGTATTTGCGGGATCTAAACGATTTTCTGGACGCGGAGCTGGTGTCCAACATCGTGACCGCGGCATTTTCCCTGTTTGTGGAAACCGGCGCCGGAGACCCCACGGACATGGCGGCCTGGCTGGCCTCACGCACGGAAACCCGGACTAACCCGGACAACGAACAAGAAGACACCCGGTACCAGGAGCTTATCCCCGGCGCCATCTTTTACGGCCGGACCGGAGAAAAGCCTCACCCCATATCCGCCCAGCGGCCGGGAACTACGTTTGAGCCCTTTACCAAGGTCATTAAAAAGGCCATTTCTTTGAGCCTGAACATCCCCTACCCCGTGTTGTTCAAGGACGTGGAAGGCGTGAATTTCGCGGGATTCCGGTCCGCCATGCTCGATGCCTGGCGGGTGTTCATGATGCACAGGACCCGTATGGGCCAGGGGTTTTGCCAGCCCGTCAACATCATGCTCCAGGAAGAAGCGTATTTGCGCGGCCATCTGCCCAAAGACATTGCATTTTATGAAAACATGTACCAGCTTTGCCGGTGCGACTGGCGCGGATCCCCCAAGGGCGACATCGAGCCGGTCAAGGCCGTGACCGCGGATCTCAAAGCCATCGATGGCCGGATCATGACCCGGGCCCAGGCCATCACCGAGCGGGGCGGGGATTACCGGGCTACCATGGACCAGATCGAGGAAGAAGAAGAAGATTTAAAATCAAAAGGGCTTTTGCCGGAACCGGATCCCAAGAAAGCGGATAAAGAAGCAACCGCCCAGGCCGTTGTGGATAAAATGGAAGAACAAAAAATGTTGGAATCAAGGGAAGAATAAATGAAGATCATCGACATACTCACCAGCCCATGGGCCATCGTGCCGGAAAAACTCTACGAGATCCAGGAGATTTATTCCACGCATCTGAGGGGAGAGAAGATCGATATCGCGGGCATAGAGGCCAAGATCGGCAAAACCGAAAAAAATCCGCCGCCCAAACCCTACGCCATAGAAAACCGGGTGGCGGTGATTCCCATGCATGGCGTCATGGCCAAGCGCATGAACCTGTTCACCCGCATATCCGGCGGCGTGTCCACGGAGCTGGTCACCAAGGCATTGGACCAGGCTTTAGGCGATCCGGACGTGTCCGGCATTTTGCTGGACATCGATTCTCCGGGCGGGGTGATCGACGGCGTCCAGGAATTAGGGGACCGGGTATTTGAGGGCAGAAACCAAAAACCCATCGTGGCCTATGCGGACGGCATGATGGCATCCGCCGCCTATTGGGTGGGATCGGCCGCGGACCGGATATATATCTCTGGCGGCACGGTCATGACCGGGTCCATCGGCGTGGTGGCCACGCACGTGGATTATTCACAGTACGAAAAAAAACTGGGTATCAAAACCACGGAGGTTTACGCGGGAAAATATAAACGCATCACTTCGCAATACAAACCCCTGTCAAAAGAAGGCCGTCAAAATCTCCAGGACATGGTGGATTATCTATATACGGTTTTTGTGGACGAAATTGCAAAACACCGGGGCGTATCTTCTAACACGGTCCTGGAAGATATGGCGGACGGCAAAATATTTATCGGAAAACAAGGCATTGACGCCGGCCTGGTGGACGGTGTTTCCACCCGGGACCGGATCATCAATAAAATCCTGCCGGTGATGCAGGAAGAAAAGGCAGCAAAAACTAAATTATCAATTTTAAATCGGAGGATCAAACATGAAACTGGAAGATTTTAAAAAAGATTATCCTGATATTACAAAGGCGCTCATAAAGGAAGGCGATGCAACCGGATATGAACGGGGATTCAAGGAAGGCGAAACCGCCGGCCACGAAAAGGCGTCCAAAGAAAATCAGGACGCGGCAAAACAAGAGGCAAAAACCGAGGAAAAAAAACGCATTCTGGGACTGGCGGTGATCCAGTTCGGAGTACAGGCGGGCGAGGCATTCAAGGCTGTTGTGGAAACCGGGGTGACCGAGGAACAATTCGCGGCCATCCGGAAAACCCAGCCCGAACAGGCCTCCACGGACAAACAAGAAGAGATGCTTGAGGCCATCCACAACGCCGGGGCCGAGGACGTGGGCCAGGGTAAGGCATCGACCGGCACGGGCAAGGACTTTATGACCCAGGTGGAAGAACATGTGGCCTTGCATAAATGTTCAAAGACGGTTGCCATGCAGGCGGTAATAAAAAAAGATCCGGCCGCCCACCAGGCATATTTGGATAGCGTGAATTAAAATGCCCACAAAGGCACAAAGACACCAAAGTTTTTTTTAAATTAAAATTTCTTCGTATCTTGATGTCTTGGTGGCGAACAAAAAAACGGAGGACAATATTATGTCATGGAATAACGGAATAGCAACATTTAAAGCCGGCGAGGCCCTGGAGGCCAAACGCAGAGTAAAGATCGAAACCGGCACTACCAATGATCCGCCCGAGGTCGTGTATGCGGACGCCGGCGAAGATTTTATCGGGGTCACCGAATACCAGGTGGCGGACGGCGACATGGTGGCCGTGAAAATGAATAACGCTCCCGGCATATTTGAGATTGAATGCATCGTGGATTCGGCCATTGCACGCGGAACCGTATTATACGGCGCGGCCGACGGCAAGGTGTCGGATGCGTCCAGCGGAACCGCCCAGGGCATTTCCATTGAAGTGGGCGCGGACGGCAAGCATATCCGGGTAGCGGTATGGAATGTTAAATCTACGACTGCGGCTACGGTTTCTATTGCCGACTCGGGCGGGTTTACCTCCCAGAGCACGGTGGAAGCGGCCCTGCAGGAAATCTATCAGCACCTGCTTTCCGCCCAGGCGTTTTTGAATTTGCCCATGGGCGCCTGGACCGAGCAGGACGGCACGGCCCTGGCCGATTTTGCAGACGGGGATTCCACCACGCCCGGATGGAGCGCCGGTGACGAGGGCTTCGGCATTCGCTGGAACAATCACGCCAACCCGGACCCCATTGCCGCATCCGTACCCATACCGCCGGATTTGGATGCGTCCGCGGACGTGATTGTGCATATAGCGGCCGCAAAGATCGGCGCAACCGTGGGAGATGCGGTGAAATTTACCATTGAGGCATTCAATAACGATGTTGGCGCGGCTTACGATGCGGATGCGGATTTCGGCGGGGATTCATCGGCCATGACCGGAGACGCAACAACCAAGACCGTGCAGGAAGTGACGTTGACCCTGGCCGCGGCTAACGTGGAAGGGGCGCCATGTGTTCTTAATCTGACCCTGCAGCCCAAGGACGGAACCCTGGGCACTGATGACGTAATCGTGCTGGGCGTATGGTTGGAATATACGAGAAAATGCCTGACATCTTAAAACGGTTCATATGAACCCTTGAAATAAAAGGAGAAATAACCATGAGAGCAAAAACCGATTCCACCATATATCGCCCGGACCTGGGCGTACAGGTGATGGAATATGTCGAGGGCGTGACCATGCCCTTTATCGGCCTGGAGGTTATGCCGATTTTTAAAACCTCCAAACAGGCGGCTTCATACCCGGTGATCCCCAAAGAGGCCCTGTTGAAGATACCGGACACGGCACGGGCACCCCGCGGAAATTACAACCGGGGAGACTGGAACTATGAGCGGGGCAAGTTCGGAACATCCGAGCAGGGCTGGGAAGAGCCCGTGGATGATACCGAAAGAGCACTATTCGACCAGGAAGCACCGGGCATGGCCGATTTTGTGGCCACCCAGCGGGGCATGAACCATATTATGCGGGCCCAGGAAAAACGAATTGCAGACAAAACCTTCGATGACTCCACATTTACGGCCCACACCATTGCCGAGGAATGGGATGACGCCTCCAGCGCCGTGCCCGTTGATGACGTAAACGACGGGATCATTTCGTTTCGATCCGCATGCGGCATGCTGCCGGACGCCTTGATCATCGCATATTCCACATTTTTGAACCTGAAAAATTGCGACCAGATCGTGGACCGTATCAAATATACGTTTCCGGGAATTGATATCAATCGCATGACTTCACAGCAGCTCGCGGCGGTATTCAACTTGCCGCGGGTTCTGATCGGCGGTGCGGTGTACGATTCTTCCGGAGAGGGTGTGGATACGGTCGTGGCAGATCTGTGGAGCAATGAGTATGCGGCGCTGGTCAAGATAAGCTCCGGGCCGGACTTAACACAGCCGGGCATCGGAAGGACTTTTCTCTGGACTGAGGATAGTCCGCAGAATCCTATCGTTGAACAATATCGGGAGGATCAGACCCGATCCGATATTTTCCGGGTGCGCCACAACACGGACGAGGCCCTGATGCAGTCCTTCGATACCAGCAACGCGGTCAAGAGCAATATCGCGGCCGCCTGCATTTATCTAATGGACAATATCACCACCTAAACCGAGGCCCGAAAGGAAATTCATATGATAGATCTGGAATTGATTTTTACCCAGGAAGAAAAACAGGCCATGTCTGTTTTAACGGCCCGCGGATTCAAGCCATTTATCGAGGCCAAGCTGGAAGATGTGCGGGAACTGGACGGGCGGCGCCATCGAACCTTCCGGAACCAGGGCCGGTATGATCTGATACTGGCCCTGAAAAAAGCGGAAATGCCGGACATGAATCCGGAGCATGAACCGGAGCCGGTGAAAACTCCGGAAGAAATGTCCGCGGCCGAACTTCGGGCCGAGGCAAAAACAATTCCCGGCATAAAAAGCGTGTCCGGAAAAAACAAGGGCGATCTTTTAAAGATGGTTAAAGGCCATCGAGAAAAAAAAGAGCTGTTATTTAGAAAATTTTAATGACGCTAAAAACACCCAAAGAGCAGGCTGTCACCGATCTGGATATTATTTTTTCAACGGACATGGTCGGTGTGGAAACGATCACCTATAACGGATCCGACATCCCGGCCATCGTGGATTACGGTGCGGGCAACCTGGGAGAAAGCGCCCGCACCGCCCGGATCGTGATCAAGCAATCGGACGTGGAAGATCCGGCCTACCGGGACACCGTGGTGATCGGGTCCACTTCCTGGCGGGTATTCCGGGACCCTTCAAACGAGGTCACGATCAAGGGCGACGGCAACGTGTGGGAGCTGAACCTGATCCGGGATGAGCGGCCCGTATGGTGAGACAATGAATATCAACACGCTTTTAAACGATTTTTCCGAGGCCGTGGCCCAGTCTTCCACCATCAAAGCCTGGACCCAGGCCAATTATACCGCTGACCATAAGGTATATGTGGGGATGGACACGCGCAAGCCGCCCAATAAGGATGACTGCCCGTATGTGGCCATATATCCGGAAAGAAAGCAAATAGGCCAGCACCAGCGGGAAAAGCATCATGAGATCGAGGTGGTCTGCTGCATCCATGACGACACCAGCCGGACCCATCCGGGAATCAGCAATCTGATCGAATACACCGGGGTCCAGAATATCGAGAGTTTTCGCAAGCTGGTGGAAACATGCATAGCCGGCGTGGATATCGGCAATGCGACTCTGTCCCTGGTCAGCGTGGATTATGAAATGATCGAATCTTTTCCGTTTATCATGTGCGGCATGATCGTGGACGTTTGGGAATCCGTAACCATCGGATCGGACCCATTATTGTAGAAAACTGAAACCTGAAACCTGAAAAACGGAGGTTTTTAAAATGACACAACAACGCGGCGTAAACGCAACCCTGATGATCGGGTTTGAAAATAGCGCGTTCGGCACCGTGGCCACGGCCGGATTTGTATTGCCATTTAATACGTGCGGCCTGGTGGGATCCAAGGCCCGCAACTCTCCGGCTACCATTACCGGGTCCCGCAATACGGTTCAGCCGTTCGCCGGCAACCAGGATGTGAACGGGCCCATCGTGGTGCCTTTGGATTCGGATGCCATGATTTACTGGCTGGTCGCCATGTTCGGGGATCCGTCCAGTTCCGGAGAGGACCCCTACACTCACGAATTCAAGGTGGGATCGTCCATGCCCAGCATTTCCATCGAGCAGGCATTTGAAGACCTGGCCAGCAATGTTTATCAGCGATTTGTGGGATGCAAGATTGCCAGCTTCGAGGCAACATT